ATTCCATTTGTATTAAAAAAGTTTCTAATTTTTAAGTGTTTGGGGTTTGATGTATTCACTCGCACGCTTAGGTGTTTTACAAATTGTATCACCACAATGGTCTCTGTTTTGATACACAGCATTCACACCCGTTGTTATTTCATCACATGTCTTAAGCGCCCATCTACCAAGTGGTTTTTTATCTAATTCAGTCATTTTCATAAGAGCCCGAGGCAAATTAAAAAAATGATTCATCTATATAAGTTTATTTCTTAATTTTTAAGTGTTTGGGGTTTGATGTATTCACTCGCACGCTTGTTTTTTAAGTGCCAAAGCCATTTTACTTTGTGCAATTTTCTCAGAACTTTCTACTTTTTTGAGATCCGTTTTAGCTTTCTCATCATCTGGGTCTTTTTCTAAAATAGCCAACAATTTTTCGCGTTTAGCCTTTCTTTCTGCCGCAGCCTTCAAACGACGACCTTCATTAATATTTGCCCTTTTCTCTTCCAATGTCATTTTATTACCAGACAATCTTGCTTGAGAACGCCTTTCATCACCTTCAATGCGACGCAACTCTTCAACAACTTCTTGAGTTTGAGGTTGAGATAAAAGATATTCCTTGCGTCTATCCCTAGCACTAGATGTTAAATCACGGCGCTTTTGGTTGTAATTCTCGCGAGCTTGGGGTCTTGGTTTGTTGTGTGTATATGAAGAATTTTCATACAAAGATTTCATTATTTTGTTAGGTTCAATTAATTCATCAAGTCGTGGAATATTTTTTTCTGAAATTCCATACATTGCATTGTATGTCTTTCTTTTTTCTTCAATTGCTTTAATTGCTTCATCTTTGTCTGTAAAAGATTGTTTCCACCAATCTCTTTCTTCATGAATTATACGAGCAATCCAACGGTTATTTGTTTTACACCAATAAACACCCCTTGTTCCAGAATTATTATTTGAGTTTAAATTTGCTCTATGTGATACATTTTGAGCTTTAGAAAGAATTCGCAAATTACACCTTCTATTATCAAGTGTATCACCGTTTATGTGATCTACTACAACAAGTGGATCATCATTTATACCTAACATCAAAAATCTATGAAGTCTTATTTTTCTTCTTCCGCCAGGGCAATCAAGCCAATCACAAGTAGCATAATTATTTTTGGCACCCGCAAGAAACCAACTTGGCATTAATTCCACATATGTATGGTAGTCATCTTCATCAATAGCGAAGGCAATATCTTCAAGTTTTTTGGAGTTGAAAGGGACGATTTTATAGTTCATGTTTTATTAAATATTAGAACTAATTCTTTAAGTCAATCCACTTATCTGACAAGTAAAATCTTATATTTTTTTAGAGGATATAAGATTTTATATTGAAATCTAGTAAGGTTATTATATTCTTTAAGCTTAGTTGGAGAACGCCAAACCGCCCATCCCACTTTGGATTCGCAAAACATTGTAGTTGGTCGCGAACATGTGCATAACGGTGTTATCTTCGGTTCCTGACTTAAGAGTGACAGCGACTTGGGCGTTGTCGATGCGGGAGAAGTTACATGTGCCGCTTGGTTGGTGCTCCTCTGGGCGAAGCGCGAAGGAGTAGGAGTAAACACCTGGGTATGGGCAGCCAGAGTGGTGGTTGAATGGTTGCACTTGGTTGAAATACTTACCAGACTGTTCCTTCATACGATCTTGACCGTTGAGAACGAGCTTCATGGTGGAAAGTGGACCGATGGAGTGAGTGGCATCCCCAGTGGCGCCATCTTCAACCCAGTCAGCCGCACCACCGTCGGTGCCGGTAAGGAGCATTGGCGCACCAGTACCGCAGCCGGTTGGGGAGAGACCAGTGAACTGGGTGGTGTTGGTAGTAAGGACAACCGCGTTGGCAGTCATCGCATTGGAAGTGAAGTTCCAAGTGGCAGCGTTGGAGACACCACCGCTGTTGAAGCACCAGACCAATTCCTTAACTGGGTGGTTGTAGGAAAGACGGACTTGGCGAGAAGCACCCGCGGTGACGGTGTCGGAACCGGTGTGCTGAACTTGTTCAATAAGGTATTCGTGACCCTTTTGCGCGAATCGTCGGCGCTCCTCGGTGTCAAGGTACACGTAGTTGCCCCACACCTTGAATGTGGAACCGTCAGTGTAGTGGGAGAATTCAGCTGACAAATCGAAGTCAAGGCGTACTTCGTGGTACTGAAGGGCAATAAGTGGGAGGAAAAGACCTGGGTTGCGGTTGAAAAAGAAAACCAATGGGAGGAAGACGGTTTGGGTCGCCGCATCCGCCGCAGTGAGAACCTTGGAGGTCATCTTACCGTATTCAGCCTTCTTGGATTCATCCAAGTAAAGCTCGGAGTACAAGCGCCACCAGAGTTGGTAGTGCTTGTCAATGCGTTGACCGCCAATGGACAATTCGACGGACTTAATGGAACGTTCAGCCGCCCAGGCACCGGAGAGTTCCGCGGTACCCGCAGTGCAGCCAACCGCCGCATTAGTGACAAGTTCGACGTACATGTCGCCGATCAAATCCCCGTTACGAGCGACAGTAACGGACACGCGACCGTTGTTGGAGGCGGTACCGTTGACAGTTTGTTCGATGTTTTCCATCGCAAAGTTAGTGTGGCGCTTGTAGACCGCCTGGAAAAAGGTGACTTTAGGGTTACCAGTCAAATAGACGTCTTGGGCACCGTACGCGACAAGCTGCATGAGACCACCAGCCATTGTGAATTTTTATACTATATACCAAGATTTTTTTTTCAGTTAAAATTCTACCGCAGTGCGAAATTTTTCATTTTCTAAATTCTTCCCCTATATAAAATGTCCTCCCCTGTGCCTGCTGAAGAAGTCACAAAACCAGAAGAAGAAATTGAAGATGTTGAAGAAGAAATGGATGCAACAGAAGAAGAAATGATGGATGAAACAGAAGAAGAATACGATGACGAGGACGAAGACGAAGAAGGCGAAGATATGGATATGGAATTCGGTGATGAATATGACAACGGTGTGGATTTGGCCGAACTTTTAACAGCCACTCTCGCGACAGAAGAAGGGGACACAGTTTGTTCCGCCCTAGTCACAATTGGTGAACAACTCGCTACTCAAAATAAAATACTACTTAAAATGCTTTCAAACCTCTCCAAAAAAGATAATTAAAAATTTCCCACTTTTATTTAGAAAACATGGAGGGCACCCACTATATTCAGGAAAATGTCAATGTTGAGGAAACTCACATGGAACAATGGAGAAATCACATTTCTTCCCTGGACAAAGAACAGTTTATCAGATATTTAGGATATCTTGAAAGTGAATGGTGTATTAATGCCACAAATGATTCTCACATCTCTTTTCAATTAGGTTATAAGAAGTTTTTCAATCCAGATGACCTGGATCCGTCTACTGGTATGCCCATGAGAGTAGACATAGAAACAATTACACTGAAACAAAAAAGAGAATTAGAACTCCTCAGTGCCCTTTTTCATAGGGCGAGGGCTCTGGAAATATCAGACAAGGAATTAGAAGATGAAAGAAAGATTTCAGAACGAATCAATTCTATTATTGAACAGGTAGATGATGCTTTTCATATTGTCTTTAGAAACACAAGGATTTATGAAAGAATTAACAATCCAACCTATCAACCATCTAATCCCGAGACAGATCATTCACTTTTTAGGTGCACAACAATGGGTAAGGTAGAGGAACTCAGTCCCTATCAACAGGCCATTATTAGCGTTTTGGACAAAACTTACAAACTGACTATCAGAAGATACAAGGGTCAATGCTGCCAACAACTCAAAACACCCGAAGGACACAATACAAGAGCTTGGAACACTATTATGAGCATCCAAGACTATGTTTACAGTGTAGCACAAAAGGAAATCAACTTTGATCTTTGGAAGAACCTCACGAGTAGGGGTTCAGGGTTCAAGGATGTGATTCATCATCTTTCCAATTGCAATGACATGCAGTTCCCTGAAATCACAAAGAACAGACATGTTTGGTCTTTCAAAAACGGTATTTTTATTGGTAAAAGATTTGCCCCCGATACTGGACTCTTTGATTCCAAGTTTTACACTTATGAAAGCCCAGAATTCAAATGTCTTGATCCAACTATTGTGAGTTGCAAATACTTTGATAAACACTTTGAAGATTACAGTGAAGTCAAGG